CCTAAACATACCAAAATCAGTAATTTTGGATGCTATGAACGATTGGTGAAACAATTGATACGGAAATTCGTAGGAATTTAATAGTGTGTTACCAGCTTGAGAAGTAGTCCAAGTGAGGTGCTCCAACACATATTGGCGCTCCAACACCTTGTTCAAAGTAAACTTTTCCATGTTAAATATTGAATAAGGAGACTGCATGATTTCCACGGCAGTAGAAGAAGAAGATACCTCTGTGGAATCATGCAATTCTCCAAGTTGCGTCACCTGAGTTACACCAGGGACACTAAGCGACCTATCATTTAAATCAGCATTGTCGGTCGATACAATTACTGACTTTGTTCCAGCGGATTGAGCAAATGAGTGATCTACACTACAGGTTAGGAACCGTTCCACTTCTGATCTAGCACTCTGGGTATAGAAGTCACCACCCATGTACAAAGGCTTGAAAGTAATGCCCTCAGTATACATTTGTTTATAATATATATCATAAGGCAATCGAATAGCTAATAGGCTCCTGTGCATATGCGGCAGGTGCTCTTGTATATAAGCTAATAATTTAGAAGAATATTGCTCAAACACAGCCCTTGGGTGCTGAGATAATTCCCTAAAGTAAGAATCACAAATTGATGGTAAAACCGTATGGAGATCGACGTCCCCATTGATCCACAAGGGTATCTCTAATATAACGGTAAGAGATAGAGGTGCACGGTAAACATTATCTTTCACAAAGGAACGACCTAAGTAAGAGACCGTCTCTAAGGTGTCAATAATAGAATTATCTCCCTTAGCCCAGTGCGTGTAATCCATCCCAAACCTCCTCTTTATATGAGGTATAAGAGTGGCACACGTAATACCGGGCACATCTATGGCAATGAGATTATCATCTCCATACACTGCAAGTTCAAATTGGTTAGGTGACAAATTTAAATCTCCGACCAATACTGTATAAAGTATCTTCAAATTACCAAAAGAATTGTACCCACCAGTAAATCCATTACCGGAAGGGTTTCCCCCGACGACCTGATACACCTTATCACCCACAATGTGCTTAGCATACTGCAACTCCCTAATTATAGCGACACGTATAGCAGCATTTTCGGGACCATCATTGTACCACCAGTTGACAAAATCTACAGTCTCATCTCCACACTTAGTGCGTAAGAGACCATCATATTGTTTATAGTCACCTGAAATGATACTCTTGCCCAATTTCGCCATCCTATTGTGCAAATGAGTCCACTGTATGGACGTCGGGTTTATACCAATTGATATTGGACAAAACCCACTCCGAGATTGGACATAATTTATAAATGCTCCAAAGTACATACGCAAAACCACAAGATAATCCAAGGGGGAAGTACTAATCAATCTAGTGTTACCCTCATTGACCTTAGCCACAGGACGTGTCTCATCTTTCAATACATCCGACCACAACACAGTAGGGGTCAAACCAACCTGCAAAGCACTCTGGAAACGTATAACTACGTCCTCAAAGTCAGGTGTCAGGTACAACCTATCATCATCCCCTCGCACTATCTGACCAGCTTTACCCCCCCTGGCACCTATAGAATAGGGATACCCAGGAGAGGTTTGTAAGCATATTGCTGTAGAATTTGGAAAATCTTCCATCTTATTAATAGCCTCATTAGGCGATAATACCCGTGCCCTTGAATCTCGAGGATACAGGTTACGTAGAAAATCTTGAAAACCCGGAGCATTACTATCATCAACAACAAAATCATCTTGTGTCATCTTGGTAAGCGCCTTATACAATGGATTTATAACTTCCCAGTAGGAGACGTAAAAGTCCTAAGATGGGCAGGCACTTTGGCAGGCTTATACTTCCGATTAGGTTCGTCCAAATACTCGTACAACGGGGAGCGCCTAATAGAGGATTTACTCGGTGTATGCGAGGTCATATTGGGTGGAACCCTATACAATATTTCATGCGGGAATTCCAAAACCTCTGGGTCGATGGAATCAATTATCTCATTAAAATAAGCTTTAGTGAATGTGAATGCTAAACCTATTCCGTGGCCCTCGTATTTACCAACATGGAAGCCAACCAAACGGGGTGAACCATTATCTGCACAAGCAAGAACTGGTGAACCGGAATTACCGCCAACAGTCTCACCCGAGTAACATAACGGAGACTCTAGGCAAACTAGATCTTCGCCTATACTATACTCCACCTTGCCGCGTCCATTGGTGACATACATGGTACTAATGGTTCTAGTACCATAATCATCAACTTTTATTAAACTGACGGGTTCCATCTCTGTAAGGAGAAAAGCATTATCATTATCCATTATTCTTATAGCATCACAAGGAAACTCATC